CTAGGTAGTCAGGATATTCCATCGGGGTTGTCCTTTTTCTTCTTGCCCCAATTCATCCCTACCTGGTACTCCCAGGGTATGAGCATTGGGCGGGTCTTCCCCCAAATATCCGTCACATCCAAGGTTCGTGTCAAGCATTTAAGTATCTCCGGTACAAGAATATCCTTGCGGTCCACGGGTACCTGGCAGAAGGCAGCATCGTGGATATTGTTGAGGATCTGCACTTCGGGCAGGTTCTGGTAGATGGAGAGCAGTCCGTGGGATGTCATGTCCCCCACGGTGCTCTGGGGTACGTAGGCGATGGCGGCGCGCACGGTGGCGTCGTCCCGGGGATTACCCCAGAAGCTACGTTTCCTGCCAAAGGGAGTGACGAGGTAGCGCACGGTCTGCAGTTGCTGGGCTACCCAGATCTGCCACTTGCGCAGGAAGGGGAAGGCCTTGAAGTACTTGGCCTGGAACTCCTCGATGACGGGCAGGTCTACCTTGAGGACCCGAGATATCGTGTGAGCTGTTCCACCATAGTTAGAACCATGGGCAGCTCTCTTTGCGATATCGCGAAAGGACATCTCTCGATAGTACTTGCGATCCGCCAGCTCGCGCTTAGGTTCAAAGCCGAAGACCATAGCGGCCACCATGGTATGGACATCTCCGGATTCGATGGCCCTGATGTAATTCTCATCTCCGGCCAGGTATGCGACAACCCGGGCCTCAGCACCCTGTTGATCACAGTTGACGAAGACGTAGCCAGGATCCGGTACGAATATGCGACGGATGTAGTCATCGATGTTCTGAAGATTAGATCCCCAACCAAATGGATGGCTACTACTGCTCCAGCGCCCGGTATCCGTGCCGCCAATATTGAAGCTAGCATGCCATCGTGAGTGAGGGGAAAGGTCCTTGGTGAGGGTGTCAATGGTCTTCTCCAGGTCACGTAGCGTGAGGAGGCACAGGCAGATGGGTATGGCGCGTATGTGCTCACGACTCAGGCGCTCCAAGGTATCGCGGTCGGTGCTGAGTTTCCTCTCGCCCTTCTTCGATACGTAGACCTCCGGGATATGGAGGTCCTTGTACAGGAGCTTCTTGAGTTGCACGGAACTGCGCGGGTTGATGGTGCGTCCCCACACCCCCTTGCAGATGCGATCAAAGATCTGCAACGCACGGTCGTGTTGCTCGCGTAGCTCGGCCACCATGGCGTCGCGCTTCGCGGTGTCCACGAGTATGCCCCGCTCCATCATGTCGAGGACCATGGGCAGGAGGCTGCGCTCGAACTCGTAGGTGGGGCACCGGGGTATTGCCGATGCCACCTCCTGGGTGAGCATGCCATCAAGCCCATTGTACACGAGGTACTGCAGGGGGAAGTCCATCTCAGGAAGGTTGTCCGAGTAGAGGGTCTTCACTGGTCCTGCTCCAATGCGAGCATGAGGGTGAGCATGAGGTGGTAGGCTTGGCGCCGGGGGAGGGGGATGCGATGCAGGGTTCCCTGCAGCACGACGTTGAGGGTGATGTCGCTGGTGCGCGTGGCGTAGACCAGGATGGGGGGCTCGTAGTTCATCGCCTCAGGGTTTCGCCCTTGTCGATCATGCGCTGGACCCGGCTGCGGAACAACGAATAGTCCAGATCGAGGAGATTGCACATGCCCTTGAGTTCCGTGGCCGAGGAGGAGAAGATCACGCTGCGAGCGGCACGACGATGGTGCTCGGGGGTGTTGGGGTTGGTGGCATCATCCACGGCTTGGATGATGATGGCAAGGAGGAGCTTCTCTTCTGGCACAAGGCTTCGGCCTTCAAGTTCGTCGGCCATGTAGTAGGTGATGTCGTCCCAGCCAAGGGCCACGAAGAGTTCACTCATCCTTCTTGTTCCTATCCTTCACCTTGCTCTGGCGCAAGAGCTTCCATGACTTCTCGTTGCAGTAGATGCTACCCAGGAAGCCAAGGGACTTGGGCCATTCGATCTCGTTACTATGACTCATGAGCATTGTGTCGTCAACAACACCGGGTACCTGGATACCGTGGGCACGGAGGTAGGTGAGATCGTAGGTGGCGTTCTGTGCCATGCGCCCAAGGGGCAGGAGGAACAGGATCTGGATGAGGGCCCAGAGGTGCAGCTCATCCTTGAAGGAGAAGATGCTGTGGGGATTCCAGAAGGGTACGACGTAGACTTCCCTGGGGGAGGGGGCGAAGCAGATGACGGTAATCTGCTTGTCCTTGGTCTCAACGTCGAAGGCGAAGGAGCCTGACTTGAGGCAGGCTTCGATGCAGAGGTGCATGTCCCGTGGGCTTTCCACTATGTGGATGGCCCGGCGTGGGAAGACGCTGCGTGTCTTGAGAGATTCCTGCCATGCCTTCTTGAGGTCCATGGCAAGGACGGGCATGAGGGAGTGGTCCCTTACAATAGCCCGGGGATTGTGGGTTGGGAGGACACGGCGATCTTCCCAGTAGAGGATCGTTCCCCTGTGATCCAGCATCTTGTCGCCCGTAAGGCACCAAAGGGCAAGATCACCCAGAGGGACAATGAACTTGTGCTGCCTGCACTCGTCTCGTACTCGATGGTAATCTGGCAGGAACTCCGACCTAAGGTATCCAAGTTGGTAGTGGTAGGGGTTGCCTCTGGCTTCATCAGGGCATTCCTTCTTGGAGTGGAAGTAGCTGGAGGGATTGGAGAACTTGGGCATGATGCGGAACAGCGTAGCCATGGGAGGCTTGGGCATCCCCGCATAGCGCATGGCTATGTCCAGCATGGCTGCAGGGTAGCCCACCAGGGCGGAGCCACTGCGCACTTCATGGATGCTGGGGTAGTCTAAGAGGAAGATCATGGCTACTCAGGTATAAGTGCGGCAGGGGGCTGGAGACCAGGGAAGGAGACCGCAGTGCAAGTCTCCAGCCTTGAGGATGCTGCCGCTCACCCCTGCTCCGGCACTGCGGCTAGGGGAAATAGGGTAGGGGATGCCGCCCCCTCGCTCACCACTGGGCAGGTGACGCCACGTGTCAGGCGGCAGTGATGTTGACGCACTCCCAGAAGGTGCGGGTGCCGTCCTGCGACTTCCTCTCGGTGAAGTCGAACTTGACCTGCTCACCAACGATGCCGCTGGCGAGTTCCACCGCCGAGCCAGCCTTGATGGCGGAGGGGTTCACGCGACGCACCACATCAGCGAGGATGCCGATGGCGGCCTTGGTATCGAAGAAGGTGGAGGACTTGAGTTCCACGTTCATCTCGACACCCTCGACATCCTGGCCCGAGAGCGGCTCCTCCGGACGGATGAGGAGGCGCACCGTGCGGGTGCCCTTCGCGGTCGTACCGGAGAGGGTGCCGCAGATGATGCCAGCGTACTTGCCCTTCGGGAGGAACTTGCGGCCTTCGAGGTCTTCGAGGGTGTAGATGTTCTCGGACATTTTCTTTCCTTTCACAGTTCGATCTGCTTGAAGATTGCGCCCAGATCGAATGGCGCTTCTGCGTGCACCCGATGGGGTGCGCTGCATTTGAGGTAGCTCATATCACGGGTGGTCTGCGTGTGCAACACCGGCTTGCCGTCCTTGCGCGATGCGAGCCAGACGTTGTTCATGTAGCGGGCTACCACGTTGGGGAGCTGTTGACCGAGGAAGGAAGGGAAGGCGCGCATGATGCCGCCCGTCTTCTTGTTCTCGATCATGCGAATGTGGGCGATGAGGATCAAGTGGAACTTGTAGCGGTCGGAGGTGAGGCGCGCAACCTGCGTCTCGAAGCGCTTGTTCATGACGCCCCAGAGGGACTGGTCGAAGCCAGCCTTGTCGTCAGCGATGCCGTTCTCCTTGAGGACCTGGGACATGCAGGTGTCGTTCCAGAAGGAGGCGCTGTCGATGACGAGCACGGTGTTGCTGTCCCAGGTGGTGAGTTCACCGAGGTCCTCGTCGGGCAGCGTCCACTTGGTGGAGATGCTGACGGACTTCTTCCACGACTCCGGGTCCTTGGCAGGGATGGAGAAGTAGGAAATGTTCTCCGCCTTGCCCGGCTTGAGGTAGGCATTGAGGATGGCGAGGTTGTTGTCAAGGTCCACGATGCGAACCTTGTAGTCCTGGTTGGCAAGGGTAGCCAGAAGGCCAGTCTTGCCTGCACCCGGATCCCCCAGCAGGAGTAGTTTCATCCTGCGCTGGTTGGGGTGCTGAGAGAAACTTGGCATGGTTCACTCCACATGATTTCATCAAGATAAGCCCACGACATCGTCCCGTCAGGGAGGATGATGTCGTAGCTGGTACCTAGCTCCACCGTGTGCCGCTCGTCAAGCATGATCTTCACGGGGGTGCCGGGAGGGTAGCCGTTGATGGTGGCGGCCAGCGTCAGAAGACGATGCGCCATAGGGCCAGCACTCCGAAGAAGGGCAGAAGGTAGAAGGCGAGGACCCATGCCATCATGACGATGAAGCCTGCACCGAGGAGCAGGGCAAGGACGAGATCAGAAATTACAAGCAACTTCGCACTCATCCAGGATGCTGCGCGAGAGAAAGACCTCGCTACCCCAGCGGGCACGGAAGCTCGAATCCATTGGAAGAGATACCACACGGGAGACTCCTTTCGATACGATGCTGAGGGCGCAGGCGCAGCACGGGGGATGGGTCGTGTAGAGGGTGGACCCTGCCGTGGGGAAGGTCGCGTTGTCAAGGACGTTGCGCTCTGCGTGTAGAGTGTAGCGCAGCCGGGACTCCCTGTTGTTGAGACGGGAGTCGTCGGCCACGCCGGAGGGGAAACCGTTGTAGCCCAACGCTACCTGTCGCTTGTCCCTGCCCACGAGGACGGCACCTACCTTGGTAGATGGGTCCTTGCTCCATGAGGATACGTGGAGGGCGAGGTCGAGGAAGCGTTGGTCCCAGCTCATGCAATCCTCCAGATACGGATGCCGGTGACAGAACCCTCGTGCACGATGCGGGAGATGAACTTCTTCCCGGAGGACTTGGCGTACTGGGAGGCGCTACCGGCGATGCTGCCGCGCAGGAGTTCGGGATTGTCTGCCTGCTTGAAGAAGGAGTCTCCGACTTCCATCTCATGGAAGGGGTAGATGCGCTTGCGTCCAACGGCAGGAGGAGGGACGGGGACGTTCTTCTGGATAGAGATCATTTGGATTTCCTTTCAATTACAAGATTGTATCCGATGGTGTTAAGTATGGCAGTGAGTGATGCTATGGTAGGTGAACCTCTACGAAACCAACGGCGCGGTGTCTTGGTATCGACACCAGCCCGCCGGTAGATCTGGGTAACATAGCCTGGCCGTTGCTTCAAGAGGGAATGTAGATGTTTCAGCACGGGCTCGATGCCAGAGGCGTGTCCTTTGAATCGGCGCTGCGCCAACGCTATCTGCTGGGGGTGCTTTGGTTGGGGGGTCATGGCTTGCCCTCCAGCGCCTTGCGCGCGGTCAGGTGCGCGCACTCGTCTTGTCGTGCCCACGTGGAAGCGCATTCGCGGATAGACGAGCAGGCGCAAGCGGACTCTTGCAGCGCCTCGCGCAGCCGCTCGATCTCCGCGCGCGCTTCGTCGCGTTGACGGATCGCGGCGTCGAGCGATGCACGCAGGCTCTTTGCTAGGCTCAGGATGCTTGCGCCTAGCCGCTCGATCTCCGCGCGCTGACGGTCAACCTCGGCCAGCAAGAAATCGCGGTCGGCGTGCGCCCCTGGAGCCAAGCCGTCGCGCAAGCGGTCGTCGCGCTCATGCCGCGCCCTGATATCCTCGATCTTGTTGCTCATGGCAGGGACTCCCAAAGGGCGCAGGCCCACATGATTAGGTAGGCGGTGATGGTGAGGGTGATGAGGTGGGGGCGGGTCATATGCCACCCCTCTCTCGCAGGGCATGGACCTGATCGTAGCCCAACTCGTGGACCATGTCATGGGCCATGTCGAGGATACCCTTGAAGTCCTCGTCGGTAATGATGGTTCCGTTGCCACCGTCGCAGCTCTCGTCGTCGATGACTTGACGAAGGGCTTCGAGGTACTGGGTGATTGCCTTCAAGGTGAGAGCTTGGCTCTTCTCCACGTTGCGGAGGGAGGACTGGGCGCGCTGCTGCTCCTCGGTGGCGTCTTCCTGGGCGAAGTAGGCTTGCTCGGGGCTTAGGATGCGCATGGCGGTTCTCCTTTGGCGAGGACGAAGGGATGAAGGAAGGTGCCAGATTTCTCGGTCTTCTTGGCGATGCGCCTGCACCTTCGGTTCACTGCGAAGTTAGGAACGTAAGTCAGGACCCCCTTGCCTTCACAATTGGTGCAGCGTGGGGTGTGCTTGTTTCCTTGGCACATTCCGGTGCCCATGCACCTACGGCATTCGATCCTCATGTTGCCTCCTTGGGGGTGAGGGTGTAGCCTGCGAGTTCGACCGCGTCCAGGAAATGCCTGATGTCGTTGGTGTACTGGTCTTGCGTGTACTCGGGCAGCAAGGTCCAGTCCCTATGCGGAAACTCTAGCAATGCGAGTGCGGCGGCCAGTTCTTTTTCCATTGGCTTCCTCCTCTTCGAGGATGTTGATGAGAATATCGCAGATGCGATTGCGAAGTGCGGGCCTGCATTCCACGGATACAACAACGAGAAGTTGCTTGTCACCACGGAAGATGCTGCCGTCGATGTTCTTGTACTTCACCCCCATTGGGCAGCCATCGCATCAGCGATGCCCTGATAGGTAAGGCTGCGCAGCTTGGCTCGATGGGGAGAAGGACCCAACTTGTTCTGCCCTGATGGTGTCTGGTTGGCGTAGCGTTGGCGCGTCACGATGTTGGTGGGCTGCAAGGTGGGAAGACCCTTGAGCCACAGGCAGGTGCGCTTGGATGCATCTTCGCCAAACATCCACGGCTGGATGATCTGGTCAGGCTTGCGCCACTTGGAGGACATGACACCCACGGGATTCTCGATGGCGATGCGGGGGCAAGGGGAGTTAGCGAAGAGCATGAAGAACTCGCTGGCTTCCTGCGTGAGCTTGTCCCTCCCGGGGATGCGAGAGTTCCAGTGGATACCGGAAGAGCTGAGGTAGGTGCAAGGAGGAAAGGCTACGATCATGTCCCAGTTCTGGGCGAGCATGGGAACCACGTCGCCCTGCACATGGGGGCCGGGGGTTTCGGAGGGGAGGAGATCACAGGAGATTGCGTCGTGACCCCGTGCGATGAAGGCATCACGGACACGACCGCTGTACTCACAGGCTACGAGGATTCGCATTCTGCAATCTCCTTGGGATGAAGTCCTGGTAACGGAGGTTGCCCATCAGCATGGAGAGATGGCGCTCCCTGTCGCTGGGCGGTTCGGGCTGGGTCATGAGACGGAAACGTCCCTCTTCGCGCAGCACTATGCGCTGGCGAAGCATGAGGTTCAAGCGTGAGTTTGCGGCGTGGACGGGGACCCCGGAAAGGGCTGCGATATCTTCCGGGGTGAACCATCCGAGTTGCTCAGAGATCTGCTGGTAGATCTTCTTCGACCACTGCAATTCCCGCTGGCGCTTGGCGTGCTGCCTTCTGAGGGCAGAAAGGCGCTGCGCTGCAGTATTCGTCGCATCGGAGGTAGAGGGCGGGACGTTCTTCAACATAGAGTTTCCCCTTGTCAGACTGGGTGGAGATGAAGGACTCGGCCTCACTGAGGGAGGAGCAGAGCTTGATCGCAGTCTTGCGTCCATCCTTGCGGACTGCCCACTTGCCGGGGCGCATCCACATCTCGTCGGGAGTGCAGGGTTCCGTGTTGCTGCGGTGCAGGAGGACACGCTGGGTGATGCGTTGCGTTGCGGTGTCGTTGTCCCAGAGCGTGAGCGGAACCACGTGGATCTGCTGCTGCGGATAGGTGAGATTGCGCTTGGCCTCCAACCTGGAGAAGTCCTTGATGAAGACGATGGCCATGAGTGCCTTGGGTTCCTCGCCATGCTGGCGCATCAGCCAGGCGTAGGTGTTGAGCTGGTTCTCCCAGTCCTCACGGTGCGTGGCATTCATGAATGCCTTGGCCGAGGTGACCTTGTAGTCGAGGATGGTAGAGGCTTCCATGGTGTAGCGGTCGAACTCACCGGAGAGGGTGAGGCCTTCGACGTTGGCGAAGAGGCGCATCTCCTTGAGGTTGGAGGGATCGTGCCGCTTGATCTTCTCGTGCACTGCGGTGCCGATGAAGGATGCCACGTTGTCGTCGATGTCCATGTAGATCTCGTCGTCGTGCTTCTTCACGAGGGAGACCATCTGCGGTGGCTTCCAGAGGGAGGTGACCGAGATGTCCGCACCCCCGTTGTCGTAGGTGGGGATGAGAGCGGAGGCCACTGGCTCGGGGATGTTGTTCCTGTTGGTGTAGTGCATGATGTTCTCCTCAGAACGGGGGATCGAAGAGGTCACCCTTCATGTGTCGGGTGAGGTAATCGCTGGCTATGCGACGGAAGAGGTTGGCGGTATGAAAGTCGCCAGCCCAGTCGGCATCGTTGGCGAGTTCGTGGAACTCACGATGCTTTTCCAGCGTCGTCGGTATCTTGTACGGGGAGGGGTTCATCGCCTCTTGCCTTTCTGATCTTGGACACGAGGTCCCTGAGGTTGGTGATGATGGCTTCGACATCCTCGTCGGTGACGGTGTCGATGCTGTCGAGCTTGCGGAAGATCTCGGAGGGCTTCAATGCTTGGTGTCCTTGTCCTGGAGGGCGAGGTAGATCTCGGTGATGCGGTGCTGGAGAAGGTCGAGTGCATCCTCGATCTTGTCAGTCTTCACGCAGAGCACGAGGTCGGATGCGATGAGCTTGGTGTAGAACTCCATGCGGAAGTTGAAGGCATCGACACCGGACATGGTACGGGACAGCTCGTGGAGATTGCGGATGACGTGTACGCCGAGTTCTTCGAGGTCTTGCATGATGGTCTCCTTGGAAGGGAGGTCCCCCCACCTCGGGGCAGGGGGACCAGGTTGTCAGAAGGGGCACTCGTCGTAGACGCCGGTGTCGAGGGGCTCGGGGTTGGCGACCTCCTTGACCACGGTGAGGCGGCACACCCTGACCTTGGTGTTCTGGTAGTCGATGGGGACGGAGACCACATCGGCGGGGTCCACCTGACAGAGGAGGGTGCGCTGCCCACCGAAGCTGCGGAGGTACTCGTAGCTGCACACGTGGAGCCCACTGGAGCAGGTGCTTTCGGGGTCGTCGTCCACTTGGGAGCGGGGCATGGTGTGGGTGGTGCCCACCTTGTAGCAGTTGGTGCTGCCGGTATGCACGTCGAAGTAGGTGTCGGTGACCTTCTTGTAGAAGAGGAGGTCACCCTCGGGGGTGATGGCGATGTTGTTGGTGGCGACGAAGCGCCAGAGCTGGGTGCGGCTGCGCATCGAGGGGTTGCGCAGCACCTTGTCGAGGAAGGCCATGAGGGGGCCGATGTCGAAGCCCTTCTCCTTCATCGCGAGGATGTGCGGGACCATGACATGGTCCACCTCGGTGCCGTTACGCATCAGCCTGTCACCCTCGATGACGAGGGAGCCATCGGCATACTCCTCGATGGTAGCCCGGGGGGTGATGTGCTCGATGGCAGCATCCCACTCGCCCTGCCGGATGCACTGGAGGGCAGCAGCGAAGCCCTGCATATCGGAGGTGGCGGTGTAGGTCTGGCCGTCCCGGATGATGGTGACGGTATTGGTGGTGATGAGATGGGGGTACATGGGGAATCCTTTCACTTGATGAGGGAAACGATACGGGTGAGAGCGGCAGCATCGGCTGCGGTCCACGACTTGGTATCCAGTAGGGCGAAGAGGGGGTCAGCCCGGGTGACCTTCTGGTACTCCTTCTTGTAGTCGATGTTGCAGGAATCCCAGCCAGAGCACAGAGCCTGCACGTCGTAGTAGCTGGCAGGGTTGAAGTTGGCGGGCTTGGGTGGCGGGGGAGGGAGCAACCCGCTGGCAGCGAGTGCTGCATACAGGGGCTTGTCCCAATCGTCAACCTGTTGATAGCGATTGTAGAGGGCGAGGGCTGGAGCCTCGGTGTCGAGGAAGACCTGGGCGGCAGCCTCCCACTCGGCGGCGGCATCCCGAAGGGTATCGTACTTGCCCTTGAAGTCAGGGGGGATGAGGGCGATCTGGCCTCCGATGCGCCGGCACATCGCCATGTAGATGGCATGGGAGAGCCTGACACCGCGCCAGTAGGTAGCCTTGTCCACCACCGTCACCGGGAGGTAGTGGGTGCAGGGAGTGGGGGATACCACAAGAGCGCCCCGGTCGTTGAGGATGCGGTGGGAGATGGGGCGGGAGGGCTTGCGGATGGGGGCTGCGGTGGGGATGGTAGAGAGGGGGATGATGGGCAGGCCCATGTCATCGAAGGGGGTACGGTCCTTCACCACGTACACGTCGGTGCCGGGGCTGTAGTTGGGCTGGTTACGAAGGGTGTTCTCGATGCGCTCCTGCATCTTGCGATTGTCGTCTTCGAGGTAGGCCACGTCCTCCGAGTAGAAGTAGAGGCTGGACCCGGAGTGGGAAGTGCCATTCCACCTCTTGCGCTTCCGGTCGGAGGCAGTGAGCTTCCGGTAGGCGGCACCCGGGATGTCCACGTAGGTGTTACCCACCCTGTAGGTCCTGCCGCCGGGGGCATTGAAGATGTAGGACTTGTCGAAGATGGAACCCTTGAGGATCTGCCAGATCTGGGGGACGGTGGTACACTTGGCAACCAAGTCATCCTGGAGGGTCATGTAGTCCTGACGGTGCAGGTCGATGGCATCTTGGATGCGCTTGATGGTGGCGGGGGAGTAGACGATCT